AAACATTGGAAGCAGTAGATACAGTAATTGGTTCGGTAATAGTACCGCCGATAAAACCATTTTGCGACGCTACTGGTCCGTTGAACGTGGTTTGAGCCATGATAAACCTTTCGTGTTATAGCACATCGCCCATAAGTCTCTATAACGTCTGCTAGGTCAGTCGTATGGGCTAAATAAATCCTAGTACCTGAAGGATACAACAAAAGGGGGGTTTTGCAACCCCCCTCCTACAACTTAAACAGCGCCTGAAGAACCAAAGACGCCTAGCGGATCTGACCAGCCGAACGAATAACGCTCACGGGCCTTGTAACGAACGTTACCGGTGTCGAAGTCGCCGTCCATGCTGTTTTGCAGCGGAGTACGAACGAAGTGCTTCAGACCATTGGGAACGTCAGTCGTCAAGAACCAAGCATCAGGGTCGGTCAAGAAGTGGTTAACGGTGTATCCCTCAGGGATCGAACCGTTGCTCTTGATCGCGTTGATGTCGTTGTCAGCCGTAGCCACGCGGAGTTCAGTCTCCAACAGGCGGGTTGCAACGAACATGTTTGCGGGAGCAATAACCAGCTTACGTGGCTTTGCAGCAATTAACAGACCACGCTCATCCGTCCAAGCAGCGATCTGAATAACTGCGTTTTCCAACGAAGTCTCATTCAAGTCTGCAGGGGTCGAAGGAATGTTGCTGTTAACACCGCCCGAAATTAAGGGGTGCGAAGCGCTAAACAAAGGCTGACCATCGCCACCGGGGTAGTCGGTGTCAAAGCCGTTGTTTAAGGTTGAAGCAGCCTTAACTTGTTTGGTATAAGCCATGGCACGAGCCAAAGCCTTGGTGTAGCGTGAGGATAAGCTGTCATACAGGTTATCTTCAACTGCTTCTTCCGTAATGGAGAAGCCCAAAGCAATTGTTTCGTGTGTATAGCGAGCCGTGAAAGCTTCCTGCGCATTGTCATAAGCGATGGCAGAACCTTCGTTTTTGACAGGAGCGGCTGAGAAGCCAGACAGCTTGGTTTCTTCTTCAAACGAACGCTCAGAGGTCTCAGTATCATAGATCTCTTTATGCTCTTCGCCGTAACGAGCATACTCAAGACCAAACAAAGCGTTCAGTCCGGGGAGAAGTTCTTTTAGTAGTTGTGCACGAGAAATAGCCATTTAATATGCTCCTTATACGCCAGTAGCGTTGTAATACCGGTGCACACCAAAGTTCCATTTCACGATTACTTCCGTGTAAGAACCGGGGAAACCAGCAATTGCAGTCTCAGGAACAAAGTCAATGATACGAACCGGAAGGCCCGTGCCAGTGCCAGATGTTGCGCTTACAGACTGATAAGAGTTACCCGTAGTCGTATTGCCGGTTGTCAGCACGAGTGCCGAGTTGCGGTTTACGTCGGTGCGAGTCATGTAACTAATGGTGGACGTGCCAGCAGCAGTTACGGCGACCTTAAATAGTGCATCAGGATCATCCTGCACATAGGCTTGGATGTCATCAGCAACTACGTTACCGGGGTAATATTGACGGAAAGTGGTTCCATAGGTTGGATCTGTGTAAGTACAACCAAGGAAAACACCAACTGGGGTGGACGAATCCGTGCTGGTTTCATTCTCGATATATCCATCACCGTTGAATTTAACGACGTTGCCAAAGAAAATGGCTGTCGAAGAACCCGATTCGATGGGGATTTGACGAGTTGCACCAGCAAAGACCTGTCCGCCGATCAAATTGATCGGGATTAGCCCGTAAGGGGCTGATACGGAAGGATATGCCATTTAATACTCCTAAAAGTTATTTAGAACCGTTACCAAACCCTACACCGCGTGTCGTTGAGGATTTTCTCTCGCTGAACAGAGGCATGCGTGGGTCATTATTTCGCATGAAGCTGTTATCCACAGACTCCATTTGAGACTTGTTTTGTCGGGCATAGTATTCATTGCGTGCAGCAACCCTTTCTTCCGGTTGTTTGCATAGCATCAGTCCACCAAGCTCAACGTTTCCATTCTTGTCAGCAGCGAGCATAAGCTCGGGATGGTCAGCAGCTCTGACCGGTTCCCAACCTTCGCGGGTTTTCTTGGAAACATTTGATGGATTTGGCTGGCCTAATATGGCTGTTGCAATCCAACGGAATTTCCAACCCGGTTGAGGATCAGGATCTGGAAGAGCGCTCGGCGGTTTATAGGTCGCACGAGCAGAACTCTCACGTGTTTGAAGGTTTCTAGGTTCGCGCTCTTTAGCGCCATCACGGCTAATTCGTTCAGACATAGTTAGGACTCCGAGTTAAGTTTAAGAACTTCTTTTGCATACTGTTCATTGGTAAGGCCAAAGCGGCGTGCTAACGCTTCCGCTGACTTAGTCAGCGTCACTTTCTTCTTACCCGCAGTACGGGTTGGCGCGGCTACTACGTTAGCCGAACGTTTCGGTTCCTTCTTTGCCTCACCGAAATAATCGGGAAACACTTCACGCATGCGAGCGTCAATCCGCTCGTAATACTCGTCCGATCTAGGATCAACACGAGCTTCGACCAGCTTTTTATGCACCGCCAGCGCGAGACTGGTCATCTCATCATCCTGTCCAAACCAGCCGTTTCGGGCTTGCCATCGGGTCGCTTTTTCATCGACCTGAACAGGTTGCTGCTGTGGCGTAGGTTGTATATATACATCATCTTTTTGCTCTTGTAAAGCATTAGGTGTAAAAGTTTTTGCGTATTCCGAACGAAACTTAGCCGCAGACAGTTCTTCTTGCGCTGCAATAATGGCGTCGTTGTCGTAGCTTTCTTGGGCTTCACGCAGCTTTTGACGGGCAATTTGAAGCTCCATGTCCGCCTTTGAAGCCGCCATTTCGGTGTAGTTCTTGGCCCCCGCGTTGTAGCTTTCCCGCAGCTTTTTGTTTTCCTCAAATAGCTGTTGGGCTATGCGGGCAGCTTCTTCACGTTCCCGTAAGGCTGCTTCCTTAGCACGTCGCTCGTCGTGACGAGCATGGCTCAACTCCTTAATCCGCTTTTGGACTTTATCGCTGTACTCTGCGATTTCATCGTCCGAAGGATCTTCAACATCCTTGTCCAGCGGCTTGCGGCCTCGATCTTCGGGCGGTGTATCGTCTACCACCTCCAGTTCAATGTCGCCTTCTTCAAGTTCAGTTGACCCCTGCTCACCATCCACTTCGTCCTGTTCATCAGGAAAAGCGAACCCATCTTTAGCTTTACCATTAGTAGCCATTTATAATCTCCATCAAGCGCGGGTATAACCGCGAGGATCTTCAACAACCGCCTCGACCTGATCGTCGTTTAACAGGCGGAACTCACGTCCATGAATTCTAAAACGAGTGCCAGAGTAAGCCCTTACTAACACAAAGTCACCTTCCTTACACCATGCTCCGGTGCTGAACTTGACTGGGTCTTTATAGGCTTCCGCCCCAATTTTCAGGACAAACAACACCGTGGTGCTGTATTCCTCAATTTTGGTTAGGGAGTCAGGTTTAAGAATGCCCGACTCAAACTTGTCTTCAACTTCAGGGACAGCACAAAGGATTTTCCACCCTTGCGGTATTGGCAATTGCGTAGCTTTGGCGCTTTCGTCCTCTACTTCCGCAGGTTTTTCGATTTCTTCAATCATTTGCTTCCTCAACTTTCTTGGCAAGGTCAATAACATAGGACTCTGCGAGCGCAAGACCTTGAATAACGCCACAGAGTTTTTGGTACTGCTCAAAATTTTGGCAAACCCCACCGGCTATGTCGTCGGCGTAGTTGTTTAGATCCTCACGGATTCTTGCGCGCAGGTTGTCTGCGAAGGCTTGTATCACTTGGTGTTACCCCCTTTTGGATTGCGCCGCATGTCGGCTTGGGCTTTGGCAATTTCAGCGCCTACTTTGACGCCTTCAAGTTGCCCCTTTAGCTCTAGTTCGTCGGCTGCTTGTGCGGCTTTGAACGCGAGTTCTTTCTCCTTGAGCGCCAGTTCATCGGCCTTAGCGGCTGCGTCCACGGCGATTTTCTTCTCTTTAATGGCTGTTTCCTGCTGGCGGATAGCCAGTTCCTGCATTTGCATCTGCACCAGCGGGTCTTGAGCCTGCTGCTGAGCTTGTTGTTGTGCCACTTCGGTCTGACTGTTACTTAGAACCCGCTTGGAGGCTTCAGCTACGAGGCGTGAGACCTGCAATTCAAGTTCTTCAGGCATCTCCTCACCCGGCTCAGGCAACGGCATGCCAAGGGCTTCTTCGATACGACGGCGGTACGCAAAGCCTAAGTGCTCCGCGATGTGTGCCTGCATAGCTGATGCAATCTGGTTCGCCATTGGGTTTTGCCCAATTAACTGCGCCATCTTTGGATCCTGCATAGCATTCACGTGGACTTGGATATGCGCCTCGTGGTCCTGATATATGAACGCCTTCATGGGCTTGCCGTTAAGCGCTGCCATGTTCTCCGACACAGGATCCTGTGGTTTCTGGTCATCCTCAACCGGTACGAGCTTGGCTGCGTTTTTGATCCCCAAGACCTCCAGCATCTGCCGATGTAAGAGAGGCAGGTCGTATATCTGAGGCGCAGCCTGAGCCAACTGAATGACCGCTTGGTACTGCACCACTCGCTGGGACATGGTTGCCGCATTGGGGTCACTTACAGGAATGACCTCGACCATGTCGTAGTCTGACCGCTTGGCCCGTGGTTCTCCGTCCTCGGGTTGGTAGTCATACACATCGTCCGTGTAGTCCCGAATGATGACCGACAGCAACTTTAGCTCTTGCTTAAACGCGTAGTGAACACGAGCCTGAACAGCCGACATGACTTTGAGCATCCGCTCCAGCAAGGCAAGCGTCGTACCCACTGGCGCCTGTGCGGACATATCGCTGATCTTCATATCTGCCGTAGCAGCAAACCTACGGCCTTCTTCAACGATTGTGCCCAGCAGGTTATAGAGCGTGGCGCTGGGTTCTTTGTATGGCAGCGGTAGGATGTTGTCGCGTATCGCGCCTGAGCCAACGTCTACGTCTCTAAACTCACCCGGAGCAATAGGCGTGTCGTCACCCTTAATCCGAAGTCCTCTGGACTTCAAACCGCCGGGGAGGTTCGATAACGTACCAGCGTCTACTAACTGCCGGATGATTGACGTTGCCGACTTAGCAAACCCACCGATTAAGTGGAATAAGCCAAACCCGTAAATACCAAAACCCGGGATGTAAATATAGTGTACGAAGTGGTTACGCTTGGCTTTGGTCTCGTCATCTTCGTAGAAGTTACGTCTGATCGCTAGGACTTCACCCGTGCCCTCAAGCACCGTTAGTACATATGGCAGTGCTATGCCTGTTGGCTCGCCGTCTTCTTCATCTTCGTACCCCGGCAAGTCCAAGTTAATGTGGCACTCATAAAGTACATAGCGGTCATCATTAAGGCTATTAAATCCTGTCTCTTTATCTTTCTTTTCCTGCAACTCATTTTTAATCTTGGGTGGGTCTCCGATGTCAATGTCGCGGTAAAACCCAGCCACCTGCAGTTTACGAATCTCGTTCTTGGTTTTAAACATCCGGTGCGTTACACGCTCTGCCGTCTCAATAGATGGCGCACCGTAGGAAATGATGATGTCTTCTGCAGGCACAAAGATTGACATCTGGCGCTGCATTGATGGGTCGTAATAGACTTTCTTAAATGCCGAACCCGTAGCTGGCAGATTCCACAACATCCGCTCGTGCTCAGTTCTGAACTCAGGCATGCGCTCGGTCAGTTCATAGTTCATGTCTTCCTTAACCCGAGCCGCTGCTTCATCCTTCTCGCGGGTCTGCTTGCCAAGGATCTTTGTCTTAACTGGCCCCTGCGCAGGGAAAGTCTCCATGATTGTTTCTGACTGAAAGCGTACGACTGCTTCCGTAATCATGGGGTGGAACACACCACACGCGCCGTTCCATGGCTCTGTTCTTTCTTCGTACTTAAGACCAAGCAGTGTGATGCCCTCTTTGTACGTATCTTCCCAGTCTTTGCGTGAACCTAAGTCGTTCTTAATATCCTCAAGCAGATCGCTGCCAAGGATATCCAACTCATCAGGCTCTATCTTTTCTGCCAAGTTCTCATAGAAATCTTCTGCATCTTCATCGGCTTCTTCGATCTCTAATAGCGGCATTCCATCAACGCCAATACGAACAGCTTCGGGATCTTCGATCTCAATTTCAAGCTCTGGCCCTTCCATGAGTTCGATATCTTCTTGAATACCTTGGGGCGCCCGTGTTAGTGCTTTATCTACAGCCATGATTTATCCTTAGTAATACGCCGTCTTGCGGCCTGATTTAAAAAATATGGGTTCATCTGGTTCATCGCTTGGCAGCGTAATAAACCCCCCGTTTCTAAAGCGTAACAGCGCCTGTGTCATTGTGTCCACGTAGTCATCGTGTTCGCCCACAGGGAACGCCACAATTTCCTCAATTACTTCTTTAGCCCACCGCCGATCCGGTGCCCACACAATCCCCGAGGCAAACAAATCGCTTACTGCATTCACCCGGGCAATCTTGTCGTTACCCCTTGTAGGCGTAAACTCATCGACTGGTATGCCCATGCGACGTAATTCTTGAATCAAAGGCGCTCCAGCAGCTTTTTTCTCCACCAAAAACGCATCTGGTTGCCACTCTGTGTACTGTTTAAGCGCTACTTCCTTAAGCTCTGGAAACTCCATGCGAGACTTAAACGCATCGAGCAGTATTATGCTGGGCCTGTTACCCTCTTCCTCGTTATACCAGATACCCCACGTCGTACACGCCGTATAGTCAGCCGTAGTCTTGGCTTCGTGGGCCGTATCCCAACTCTGAATGATGAACTCGCACCGAGGCGGCTCTTCCGGCTCCCAAACACGCCAATGTGTCCTTTTAATAAACGCCGCCGAGTCCAATGTGGGCTGCTGCATGTACTGGGCGTTCCAGTACCGTGCGTCCATAGCTGCTTTTTTCTGCTCCAACTGCTCGATGGGCCACTGTTCAGGCCAAAGACTCTTGCCGCTTGGCAAAATGGCAGGAAATTCCACAACTTCCCACTGTTCTGCATCTTCATTCTTGGACATGTGGTTAATAACCTGACCGGTTAGATCAAGTTTCGACCATCGTGTCATCACAATAATAATAGCGCCCCCAGGCATAAGACGCTGAATAGGACCAGACTGGAACCACTCCCAAGCGGGAAGAAAAACGTCTGCTCGCCCCTGCTTAGCCTCTTGTTCGGAATGAGGATCGTCAATAATAAAAAGGTCAGCCCCCCTACCAGCAAGAGCACCCCCAACACCAATAGCAAAATATTCACCATTAAAGTTAGTACCCCACCTAGAAGCCGATTTTGAGTCTTGTTGTAACTCAATTTGCGGGAAAATTTGCTTATACGGGTCACTTGCCACCAAATTTCGGACTCTTCTACCGAAATTTACGGCTAAATCAGCCGTATGGGAAGCCATAATGACTTTTTTATGTGGATACTTACCTAGAAACCAAGCTGGAGCTAGGTAAGAAATGAGTTCTGACTTGCCGTGACGGGGTGCAATGTTTACAACTACCCGTTTTTTGACCCCGTTAGCTATATCTTCAAAGATTTTAGCTAGTCTTTTGTGGTGTGGGCCTACTTTATAGCCTGGGTATACGTGGTCCGCAAAGGCTAATAGCCTCTTTTGCCCTAGCGATTGGGCTTGCTGGGACTCCCAAAAGTCTAAATCCTGCAAAATCTCCCGTTTTTCATCTGGAGAAGCATGAGGAAGTAGCTTTTTAAGGGCCGCTATCTTTTGTGGTGTTAATTTCGGTTGGTTCGACATCAATTATGTCTTGAGCATCGGCGTATTTGGTGAGTCGCTCAAGTTTTTCCAGCTTAGCCAACAGATCTTTCTCCACCTGATCGATGGGTTTGACCTGCACCGTTACTTCTGACCGGCGTTTGAAGGCATCCACGCCATCAACTTCGCCTAATGCTTTTAATGCCGCAATAACATCCTTCGCATTTCCTGATTCAGTCTGTTCAACAAGCTTATTAACAACAAATATTTTAAAGTCAGCAAGATCCCTAACGATCATTTGATCATATTGGGACACCATACCAGCTAGGTATGCAAGGGTTTCATTCT